CAAAATTCGTAGAGCTTACAGATCTTTCAGGTATAGAACGCAGGTTGCCTTTGCTATCTGATATGCCATTTGCATCTGCCTCAACACTAATGCCAGGAATACGGAATTTGGTGATACTGGTATTACCTATAGTTACTTCATTACTTGCAGTAGCTCCTGTTGGATCAGCATTATTTCCAATAGTAATATTATTAGAACCTGTTGTTGTTACATCCCCTGCATACTGACCAACAGCAATGTTCTGAGTACCAGTAGTATTTGCATATAAAGCAAAAGTTCCAACAGCAGTATTATTACTCCCAGTGGTGCTATGCCTTAAAGAATTATTACCAATACTAACATTTTCGGCTCCAGTTGTGCTATTTTCTAACGCCCAATAACCAACAGCAGTATTAGAAGTACCTGTCGTGTTTGTATCTAACGTACCATAACCAACAGCAGTGTTTGAACTTCCTGTTGTCATTGCTTTTAAAGCTTGATATCCAACAGCAGTATTTCCGACACCTGTCGTATTTGCTTCTAAAGATTCACTACCAAAAGCAGTATTCCAAGTTCCTGTTGTGGTTGCTTTTAAAGCTTCATATCCAACACCAGTGTTAAAATCACCTGTAGTTATTGCTGTTCCAGCGTCATAACCAAATACAGTGTTCTTAGTACCTCCACTAGCTATGCTATCTCCAGCGTTTGTTCCTCCTACGGTGTTGTACTGAGAGTCAGAAGAAACACCACCATCAGCCCAATAACCTTCACCACTACCATCAGCCGTTAATACCTGACCAACACTAGGCGTTCCACCGTTGTCTTTTAGTACGAAGTCAATCCCTGGTATGCGGAACTTGGTAACATTGTTACTACCAAGAGTTATTTCATTATCAACTGTTGCACTTGAAGCTTGAGCGTTAGTCCCTATAACTGTATTATTAGCTCCAGTTGTGATCGTATTACCAGCAACATCACCAAGACATAAGTTGCTATCTCCACTTGTTATTACATAACCTGCCCTTCTTCCTATAACTGTATTAGTATTAGCTGTAGTAATATCTTTACCAGCCTCCTTCCCGATAAGTATATTTTCATCACCAGTTGTAATTGCTGATCCAGCACTAGTACCCATTGCGATGTTGTACTGTCCTGAAGTAAGTGCATCAAGTGTGCTATTACCTATAGCAGTGTTATAACTTCCTGTGGTTATACCCGAACCAGCACCCATTGCTTCTTGACCAATAGCTATATTGCGGTCTCCTGTTGTTATTTGTCTTCCAGCTTCTCTACCAATTGCTACATTGACTGTTCCTGTAGTTAAGGAAGTAAATGTTTCAGTTCCTATTCCAACATTATGAGAAGCACTAGTTAGTGCTATAGACGATTGATCACCAATAGCTACATTTAGATTTCCGCTTGTAAGACCCTTAAGAGTTTGATAACCTATACCAATGTTTTTATACGCACTAGCTGCACTTGTGGTGCTTAACGTTTCATAACCAATAGCAATATTAGAATAACCAGTTGTTATGTTGTCTCCAGCCTTATAACCCAAGAAAGTATTATTATCACCAGTTGTTATTGCTGTTCCAGAATCATAACCAATTAAAGTGTTATTTGTTGCATCTGTACCTGTAAAACTATCCCCTGCGTTTGTACCTCCTACGGTGTTGTACTGACCGTCTGAAGAAATACTAATATCAGTTAAACTTGCACCCGAACCGCTGAAGGTAGTCGCTGTTACTGTTCCTGCAAACGTAGCGTTTAGTGAACTATCTAAAGTCAAGACTGTTGTGTTTGTGCCTGACGCTCTGGTTTGAAGATAAATAGAACCATTGTTTATTTCATTTCTTAAGTAAATATGGTTGTTAGAAGGACTACCAAAACCTACATAACCAACTCTTGTACCCGATCTTTTCCAAGCCATATAGACATCACCACCACCAGTATTATTAAGATTCAACATCCCACCACTTGATGAACCAATATCTAAACCAGTAAGCGTTCCAACAGATGTCAGAGAACTAGCTGTTACTCCACTCGCAAGCGTTGACCCAGTTAAAGAACCAGCCGCAGCAGCAGGAACAGCTTGCCAAGAACAAGTTCCATCACCGTCTTCTCTTAGGAATTTAGTACCGCCTGATTCACCTGTTGAAAGTATTGCTGTACCTTCTGGAGTAGCTGAAATTGTCTGCCAAGTATTGTCTCCTCTTAAGAACTTGGTGGTAACAGAACTTCCTGATCCAAGCCTTGCAACATTGACAGTTCCTGAATCTAAATTGCTAGCACTACCAGCCGTAAAACCTCCAGAAGTTCCAGAACAATTACCAGTTACATTCCCAGTTATGTTTCCTGCAAAACTTGTACTGGTAAGTAGTCCAGTTGAAGGATTATAAGTAAGTCCTGTATCTGTTTCGGCTCCTTGTGATCCTGTTGCTCCATCAGCAAATAGTGGATAAACAGTTTCATCCGTTGTGTTATTAGCAGTAACTGTAAATGAAGTTGCGAGTGCTGCTGTCCCTGAAGTGTCTTGCGTTCCAGAAGCATTAACACCAGGCAAAGTTATGTTTGCAGTACCGTCAAAACTAACTCCACCAATTGTTCTTGCAGTAGCAAGTGCTGTAGATGTCGCAGCCAAAGCTACGGCTATATTTGCAGACCCATCAAAACTTGTTCCACCAATCGTTCTAGCAGTCGCTAAAGCCGTTGCAGTCGCAGCGTTTCCAGTACACGAACCAGAAGATCCTGAGGTGTTTCCAGTGACATTACCAGTTACATTTCCAGTAAGGTTGGCAACAAACGCACTCGCTGATTTATCCCATAGACCATTAGTAGAGTCTCCAGTGAATGTGACATCTCCTGTGAACGTGCCGCCAGCGAGAGGCATTTTTGTTGCGTCAGTTGCAGCGTCAGTTGCCCAAGTAAGTGTTGTAGGTGTTGAGCCATCAGCCTTCAGTACTTGGTTTGCTGTTGGGGCGACAGCAGGAAGAGTAAGAGTTATATCTCCTGATTGAGCCTGTGCTTTTAATCCTGTGTAATTAGTACCATCACCATCTGATTCACTTAGCCTTAATTCTTTTCCATTATCAATAATCAAGTTATTTGTAAGCGTTCCTCCTGTAGTAGGCAAAGCAGCATTGGCTGTTGTAGCAGCAGCATCAGCAGCATCTTTCGCAACTTTTACCGCCGCAGGAGTAGCAGCCGTAGAAGTAGAAGTAGAAGCTGCACTATCTGTTAATTGAAGAACACCAACTGCACTTGTAGTTCCTGTCGTAACCTTGGAACCAGTTATCGCAGCCGAGTTTGAAACATCAGCGTTAACAATCGCTCCAGCAGTAATAGAAGTTAAACCTGCATTATTTATTCCTATATCACCTGTAACTGCTACTGCTGTTGGAACGTTTGATCCATTACCAACAAGGATTTGAGCAGAACTTAAAGCAGCTAATTTACTAAATGCGATAGCTGCATTTGCCGCCAGGTTTGTATTAACCAAGCTGCCATTCACCATCGTTGAGGTAACGGTATTGGTATCAGCAGTTGTAATTAATGTTCCTGTTATATCAGGAAAAGTAATAGTTTTATCTGAACTCTGAGGATCTGCGACAGCAAGAGTTAATTCATAAGCGTCAACAGTTGCTCCTTCAAAAACAATCGAACCAGTATTAGAAAATAATAGCTGACCAGTGACAGTACCACCCGCAAGTCCCATCTTTTCTGTCTCAAGTTCTTGCAACGCATCTTGCACATTTGTTGCACTTAATTGACCGTAAGGTGTGAAAGTGATATTAGAAGCAACTTGCCCAGCTACGGTCTGCGATAAATCGATCTCATTCCAACTACTACCACCGCTATTTGTAACTCCTAAAATATAATCAGGAGGTGAAAGTGATACAACTGGAGCTGGTGCAGAAGGCGTTCCAGCGACATCAACTACAACATATAATCCATCCGTTGTTGCACTAGGAGTAGGTAGGTTACTTCCAACTGCTAAACCAGCCGCAATACCACTTGTGGTGGTACTAACCATTTTTGATGTGCTTGCATTAAAAGTTCCACCAAAGACCAATGAACCTTTGGTTAATGTTGTTATTGCTTGCCAAGCGTTTCCATCCCAGATAAACGCATCTTCTGAAACCGTATCAAATAATATTTGTCCACTAAATTGAGCTGTTGGATAACCATTTTGAGCTATGGATTGAAATATCGCTGTAGAAGTATTTGATAACTTAGTTCCGTCAATTGAATCATTGCCTATCCTTGCTGCTGCAATACTTCCAGTTGTTATTTTAGTTGCATCAAGCGATGGGATATCTGAAGCTGAAAGAGTTGTTCCAGCAGTAGCAACACCTTTATTATTTACAGTTAATTTTGTAAATGTTCCTGCACTGATTCCACTTGTTGAAGTTGTAAGACCTCCTGACCCATCGACAGTTAAACCTCCACCACTTGTAATTGCAACAGCACCTTTAGCAGATGTTGTAGCTGCTGGAAGATTTGCTGAGACAAGTCCAGTTGCTGCTGTTATTTGTCCTTGATTATTAAAAGTTATTCCGCTAACTGTTGCTCCAGTAACGCTATTAGAAAGAGATAACGCACCAGCACCAGTAACAGTTAAGCCAGTACCAACAGAAACACCACCAACAGCAGATGTAGTAGCGAGGGGAAGATCACTAGCTGCCAAAGCTACCGTTCCCGTGATCAACCCCTGTGCGTTATAAGTGATTCCTGAACGAGTAGCTGCTGTAATTGCATTGTTTATTCCAAGATTTCCACTGGCAACATTGATAGAACGATCAAGATTTGATGTATTTAACTTTGCTGGTGTAATACTTGCATCTCTTATCTTTGTCGCACCGTCTAAACCTGTAGTTGCAGAAGTTGATGTCTCAACTTTATCGTTCGTAATTGCTCCATTTTGGATAGCACTGGTATCTACAGCGTTGTTCGCAAGTTCCGAATCTGTTACAGAATTTGTTCCTAATTGAGTTGAAGTTATGCTTCCTGAAACTAATTTAGCCCCTGCAATACTTCCTGCTAATTGTGCATCAGTAATTGTTCCAACTAATGCTGTTGTTGGATAGCCTGTAGCATCCTGTAAATCGAATGCGGGTGTAGCATCAGCCGTACCAAGGGTTACTGAAACCCCTCCTAAAGAAACACTAGAAGAAGCAAGCTTAGCAACTGCTATTGAGCCTGCTAATTGAGCATTTGTAATTGTCCCTGTTAGAGAAGATGCAGGGTAATTAGTTGCATCAGTTAAATTAAAAGCAGGAGTAGCATCTGAAGCACCTAAAGCAACACTAATGCCTCCAAAGTTAACGGAAGAATTTACTAATTTAGAATTTGCAACCGATCCTGCTAGCTGGGCATTAGTTATCGTCCCAACAAGAGAAGATGTAGGGTATCCAGTAGCGTCCGTTAAGTTAAAAGCTGGAGTTGCATCAGTTCCTCCAAGTGCAATTGAAACACCTCCCAGAGAAACAGTTGAACCAGCTAATTTTGATACATCAATTGATCCTGCTAGTTGAGCATTACTTATTGTTCCTACAAGTTCTGTAGTTTTATAACCAGTTGCATCTGTAAGGTTAAATGCTGGTGTTGTGTCTGTTCCACCAAGACTTACTGAAATCCCTCCAAGAGATACAGAAGAATTAACAAGTTTACTATTAGCTATTGACCCTGCTAACTGTGCATTACTTATCGTTCCACTTAGATTTGCTGTTGTATATCCAGTTGCATCAGCAAGATTAAATGCAGGAGTAGCATCTGTTCCACCTAAAGATATTGATATGCCGCCTAGAGAAATACTCGAATTAGCTAGTTTTACATTTGTTACTGCTCCATCAACTATCGCTCCAGTAGCTACTTGATTTGTTCCTAATGTTCCGACTTTTGCAGCAGGTATTGATGCTGCATCAATTAAGGCAACACCAGCCTCAATAAGATCTTTAACAGTTACCTTCTTTGTTTCACTAGCACTAATATCTGCAATAGCTAATGGGTCTGTAGCTGCTACACCTGCTTCTGCTAACGCTGGCAGATTACTAATCTCAAGATCAGGCATTTCCCTTAACTAAAAAACCAATGCTTATATATTACGGCTGATTGAGCAATATGGGACTTCCATCTTGCTGAAGAATTTTATCTTCATTCTCTTGTAACAAGTAATTAGCTATTCCACCAGTATTCAAAGTGATGACTCCATTAGTAATAAATTCAATTCTTGTCGTTATTTCTTGGCTTGCAGAAACCGATACAGCCACATTAGTTACTACGCAACCTGACTCGTACCACACGGTATTAGCAGAATTCGTTGGGTCTTTATATATATAAAAACGACCATCGAAATCGGCTCCTTGTTGAAGACGAATAACTAATTGAGCTAAGTAAAAAGGAAATTCTGGATCTATAAGAGTTGAAGGTGTTGCATCTGCAAGAGTAGAACTATGTTCCCATAAACAAGACAAGGTTCCTTGACCACTGATTAATCCAGCTTCATACTGCTTTTTAAATTCTTCTCCTAAAGGAGTTAAATCTATTTGATCTCTACTTGTAGTTAATTCAAAGTCTTGAACTCTAGCTAAATGTCTGAATCTAGAATTAACTGTTTTTATAGTTATATTTTTAGATGCACTAGGAGTTACCAATGTTAAAGCATCTGATTTTTGACCTCTTACAGCTTTAGAAAAACTAGCAAAAAGTCTAATCCCTTTCATTTTATCTATATGGATAAACCAAGTTCCATCGTTATAACTATGACCATTAACAAGTTCTAGTGTGCTTCCGTCAACTGTTCCAATTTCTACCCGATCTCCAGTAATTAACGATCCAGAAGATCTGTCAACTGAAAATCTTTTTTCATTTGTATTGACATCATGCGGATCTAACTTTGTCTGAAAAGAACCTAAGCTATCACGACGAATTTCTACATCGCCATTTTGTCCAAAATAAACAGCCACAATTAAGTAGAGATAGTGTCAACACTTGGAGCACCATCAGCTTCCCATGAGAAATCAACAGATGAAATCTCTCCCACAGAACTACTCATAGATACTGATGTGACATAAGCACCAAATTCAATATCTCTTGCGTTTGTATCTGAACCTGATGTTTCTTCTAATCTAAGTTTTAAGGTGACTTTATCTGATTCAGTTCCACTACTCTTTATAGCTGCTGTTAACAAATCAGTTACGTTAGGAGCACCAGCAGCAGTAGCAGTATAGTAATAAGCTCTTGCACTACCTGAATAACTTCTAACCCCTGGCTTTAATGTTCTGTCTGTATCACCCATTGCGGTGATTTCAAGAACAGACATTGACTGTGAAAAACTCCAGTTCTGTAGTTGAGCAACATTAGTTCCTCCTACATATAGCTTTCCATCTTTTCCGCTGAAATACTTCGCCACAGCCCTAAATCAAAAACATTGCGTTTATTCTACGGTGAATCGAGACAAGCGACAAAAGAACAACTAACATTGCTTCTTCCTTTAAAGGTACTTGTAACAGTCGGAGGCCCAGAATAACGCCATTTTAAACCTTGTTCTGTTAATCCAAGTCCAGCATCATTATGTATTTCTTTTCTTAGCAAATACCCTGAACCAGCTCCTTCTATTCCTGCGGAACCATTGGCATCTGTAAATTTAACGTAGTCATAAACAGACATAACATCATCGTAATTATCTAAAATTAAACCAACTTGACCATCAGTAATATTTGAAAAACCTAGAGTCAAAGTCGCATTAACTCGTTTGTTACCAAAACGAAGATGTGTCTTTGTACCATCTAAGGATTCAAAATCTGTACCTGGATACGTTCCAGGCGAAAAATTTCTGGAAGCTGGTTTAATGTCGGGAAATGGTTGTGCTGTTGTCATTAGATTAATCTCTTAAAGTGATTTTCAGTGCCATCCCATCCACTTAGGACAGCCAATGAGCCAGTAGACGTTAATGGTGTATGACTGCCAGAAATCTCTACTAATCCTTCTTCTGAGTAAGAAATAGTCTCGACTTTATAAGCTCTACTCGATGTTACCGTGTTTTTTATAGTAAATAAAACACCGTTATTAGGATCTTCAGTAGGAAGTGTTGGCCTTTTATCAAAATCCACTGTCGCTTCTCTTACACCTTCTGTTCCAGGCTCCCACCAATAAATATCTTGTGACCCTGTAAGCGTATCTGTACTAATGACATCACCATCTTTAGTAATAACACCATTTTGATACTTATTTGTATGACTAGCTTGACTAACAAGTTTAAAATAATCCCCTGGGGCTAAGTTTATACAGTATTGAGGTGCGGTTTTAAAGGTCAAGCCATGATCTACTTCTCTTCTTAGTTTTAAGATATATTTTGCATATTTAATTGCATGTTCTTCAGTAGTGCAAAAGCCTGACATGTCATATTTCTCTATAGGATCAAGTTCCGAACCACCATGATCATATTCATATTTTGTATTATCTATTTGTGCTTGAGACAAACCAGACTCCCAACCATCTTGCAAATCTGATAGACCCTTTAATCTAAGCATTACAGATTTTGTTTCTGCAAAAGCATTTTCTTTTTCTTTTCGATACAAAACATTAGCCTTAAATAATTGTTTTTCTTCTGGTGATAAAAATGAAACCTGTAAATCTTTTATATTTCCATCAGTAAATAAGGTTTTAATATCTATTTTTGCTTCGTAATCAATTTTATGATCATCTTTCTTGTATGGAACTGCTGGAATTAAATTAAACTTTCCTCCGATTACTGTGAAATCTAATAAATTAAATGTTGCATGTTCATATAGAAATTCTCTTATATTAATTTTATTACTAATAACTCCATCCCAAGTAAAATTATTAAATTTGCAAAACTTAGCTCCTTCTGTCATATCTCCTACAGCACTTACACCAACTAACTTTCCAGCCCCTAAATATTCATCTGTAAGAAGGGCATAAGCAATTTCAACAAAATTATTACTTGCTTCTTTATGCTCTACCCAATATTCTGATTGTTCATCAGGTTTTCTATTTACATTTGGAGCCTTTATAGATCTATATGATTTTCCTTTATAAAAAACAATTCTAAACAGGCTAGATAAATTAGCTGGATAAGTCGTAGTGCTATTCCAAAGCTCACTAGAAACTAAATTTGTTACCTTGATTCCTTTTTTAAAGTAGGCAGATATCTGAGTAAAGTTTGTCCACTCTTTTGCACTGTTAATTCTTATACCACCTATAGCTAAATCCATATAAGAAGCAGGATTCGCAGGTTTAACTATTTCATTTACATAAACTATTTCATGTTCAGGGCCGTCTTGATGGCTTTTTTTTTCCATGCCAGGAAATTGAACATAATCAGCTATTGCATCAGCAGGGTTTAAACTCTTTGAAAAAAGACTAGAACTTTCTTCTTTATCTTCAATTTTAGTAATTGTTAAATTAACAGGACTGCCAAAAACTTTATAACTACCGTCTGCGTTTGTATCAGAAGGTAATCCAGAAGGTCTAGCAATCGTTACGGTATCGCCAACCTTATAACCAGTACCTCTATTAACAATGTTCCAACGTGCAACCCAATCTTTCCAAGAACTCCATGAGATACGAAGGTCTACTGTTAAACCTGTACCTGTTCCACCTGAAGGAGAAACAGTATTGTTATAAAAACCACCAGACATAATTAACTCCTAAACATAGATAGTAAGGTTTGGATCAGGTCGTTCAATCTTATAATAAGCAACTTCTCTAGGATTACTCTCACCATTAGCAACATCTACTGGTTGTTCATCAACAAAAGGATCTTCACCGTTGACAGGATCAATTTTTAATTTGTAAGTATTATTTAAATCACCCTCCGCTCCAGCAAGAGTAATTTCTGATTTTGCTTCTATCTCTATATCATTAACAGATTCACCAGCCTCGCCAAAATAAACACCAACCTCCTTGCCACCAACGTAGGCGACCCAAGCCCATTCATTAGCAGCACCTGGAAGGCCATAGCTTTTATTTAAAGAAATAAGAGTTTCATTATGATTACTTGAAGTTGTGTCGTAGTTATAAGAAACAGGAGTGTTGCTTACTGGTGGCCCTTCATAAATAGGCCCATATTGAACAAAACCTACTTGAGGATTTGACCCTTCTGCAATGCTGCTACTTAACTCACCAACAGGCCCATTATCTAAATCAATTTCTCTGTTATAAGATTCTATCCATTCAGGATTTGATACGTCATCATGGGTTAATTGCAAATCATTTATTCCAGCAAATTCAACAACAAACGTTCCATAATCTTGTGTCTTACAAGCAAAACACGACTCGTGATTTCCTGTTTGCCAACTTGTAGTTAAAGTTGCATTTAATAAATTAAACTTTTGATTTATATATTTAATTATAACATTATTACCATTACAAGGTTTAAATCTAAACTCAAATTGACTATTGGTTTCCATCCCCATTCCAGGGTGAATAATTTTTATATAATTATATTGAAAGGCTGGTGAAATTCCTCTTACACAAAAAAGACCACTATGTTCATTTGCTATCTCATTATTAATATCATTCCATACGCCATTACCACCAGCAGTACGAACCTGTAATTTAAAAAAAGAATATCTTTTTATATATAAATCAATCGTTCCAGCTTGGAAATTACCTCTATCTTCAAAAATATCATCAAGAACAGATTGTTCAGGAATTGTATTCATATTAGTTCCTCGAATATGCCCAAAAACTTTTGATTTAAGTCCTATTTCTGTAATTGAACAAGGTCTGCTATTTGTAATAGTTGCCATCGCAACTTTCTGAAGTATTGGGTTCCTAAATGCTTGTGCATAAAATGGCCCAGTAATATCAGTCATCTCTTGAAATTGTCGATAACCATCTTCACGTCCTACCCTTACTTCTGCTGTTGTCCATCGTGGAATATTTCCATGACCATTCCTTAAATCAGCGACCATAAACGGGGTTAAAGCAGCGTCATAATCGATAGAGCTAGGCTCAACTACTTCAAAAATATATTTTCTTTCAATACCTGAATATAAAGGTTCATCTTGTCTCCAAGGTGTTCCCTCTGGTGCCTTTGTTGAAATGTCTTCAATATCAGTACAAACAATTAAACCGTCACCAGCCATATACATTTCACCAATAGCAATATTGGCATCTATTTCTTCTCGGATAGAGCGTACCATTGATATAACATCTTCTACTCCATGAGGTTTTGTTCCCACTTTCATATTGTCAACATAATCTTGGACATTTTCTAAAATCTGATATGCAACCGTATTCCCTTCAACTGTTGGAGTGTTGTTATCAAAACCAACAAAACCAGCTCTTGTAGGCCAAAAGGTATTTATTTTTTTACGTTTAACCCATAATGCTCGTATTGCTTTTTTATCCATACCCCTAGTTTCAAAAACAAATTCATAAGGAAGTTTTACGACATTTGCATTTGGCATTGGACTATATAGACCAAAAGTTGCCTGTGTTGTTGGGTTTCTAGTTCCACTAAAAGCTGCAACTTTTAAATCATTAGGAACCCCACCTGTTAAAGAAGGAATAGTCCCTGCTTTCCAAGTGTCTGTAAAAACATCATCTGGATAAGGGAAAGGCATCCCTACTACCTCAGACTCCGTATATCTATCGGTATCTGAGATTCTATTATTTTTATTCATCTCACTAGATTTAAAAAATAAATCTAATTTTTTCTTGCTATAAGTTGATAATAAAAGATCTCCAATAGCGTAACCAGAGAAATCTGGACGAGAACCAATCGCATCATCTATCTCCCCAAGAGAAAACATTACGATTGCTTTTAATTGTTGAAAACGACCAAGACTTAAAAGTTGTGACCATAAAAGTTGACCATTAACTCTTACTCCACCTATATTGTTATTTCTATTAGCAAAAACAAGTGGAACGATATCTCCTAGAGTTGCTAATTCTTGAAGACTATTAAAAGCAAATTGAGGTGCAAAACGCTTGCTACCAATTGCATCTGAACCTTCAGTTGTAACACCTTTTTTATCAGGTTTAGGTTTTGGTGTTAATAAATAACCAATTGCTGTCATTGCAACAGCTACAGCAACTTGTCCCCAAGCACTAAGACCTCCTCCTGTTGTGACCATCCAAGCAGGTAAAGCCCCTGCCTGTATATCAGGGATTAGTTCATATCCTTCTTTCCTTTTTCCATTATAAGCAGCAGTTTGATCTACAAAAGACCAATATTCATCTTCACTACAACCTAATAACTTACAAAATTCTATTTCCGATGGTAATAACAGCCTTCGACCATGAGGTTGTCTAGCGGACACCAGTTCACCACCAACTCTCCGAATGTTTTTCTGTAACTCAGCCATCCATCCTCCCAGAAAGCAGCCATGCCATAACCGTCATTTGATTTGCATAAGCCAATTGCTCCTAGTTTAGGGGGTGAATCAACTCCCCACCTATTTAATTCTTCAAAAAAGATACTGTAATCCTTTTTTCTTAACCTCCGATACCAACTTCTTTCTGGTTCGGGAGAAGTAATTTTATAATGAGCTAAAACAGTACGACATAAACTTAAGCAATCTCCAGCTCCATGTTTTATAGGATCAGCACCTAAACGATAAGGCAACCCAATTAATTGATCTGGCCTCACCTGTTTTGTATTGTTCCTGTAATAGGCAAAGCACCTACTTGTAAGGTTGTTAAAACACGATTAGGTGCATTGGCTCCTACAGCATCAATAGCACTGCTTAAAAGGATTTCAATTGTAGATGGATCATAGGTTAATGAGGCTGCTAACCATGTTTCTGAAGTTAAAAGCCTTGCTTCGTTATTTGCGTCTAATTTTTTATCAAAATCAGTCGTCATTAAAAAGGTATCAACTCTAATGTGATATTTACTATCTACAGCTTTTTTTGCATAGCCCATACTAATTTCATTATTAGCAAGTATTAATGCAGCTTCCATATTGTCGCCTGACCTATTACGTGCAGCACCTTGATATATAAAACTTAAATACTCATAACCTTCAATAGGTTGATCATATTTACCATTTTGAAAAGTAGAGGGTTTTAAATCGTTAGGATTACCACCAGCAGAAGTAGTAATCGTAATAAAATTAGTTAAGGCAACAAGGCTCATAATCCTAGTGAAGACCTACGGCTACGAGAATTTCTTAATGAAGATATAGTACGAGATTCACCAACTGATGCACCTCTAGCAGTAGCAGTTGCAATGATTTGTCCTACAGCAGACTTAGGAACAAATTCTTCAGAATTGAAGTTCAATATAGGCCCAGAGTAATTAACAGTAGTAGATCCTCCTGCACCGCCACCTGCATAAGACGAACCAGTGCCAGGAATTACAGCTTCACCTCTAGCACCTGCTGAGTAGCGTTGCATACTTGAAGCCATCTTTGATGCAGGAATAATGTATTCGTCTTCTCCAGCTTCTCCTACAAGTCCTAGAGTTGGTCTTGTAGCTAGACCTCCCGAAGCAAATGGTTTTATTCCATTTGCCATATATCCTCCTTGTGCTCTTTTAAGAACTGGTGGAGTTGGGCCAGTAGCCACTTTAGTTCCTCCTCCAAAATTAATTCCTCCTACATAAGAAGAAATTGCAGATTGAAGCAACATGCTTCCAATACTCTTAGCAATACTTCCGAGACTTTCTCCTAGTGATTTCGTTCCAGCAATTAATCCTTCTATTGCACTTGTAAGTCCTGTAGCAATCGTATCTTTTATCTGATTCCATAGTTCTAATTGTTCTTGTAATTTGTCTCTTGCTTCGATTCTTTGAAGAATATCTGTTTCACCTAAAGTTAATTTCTCTTCTCTTAATTTATTTTGTTCTAATAAAATTTCAGCAGCTTCTTGTTCTTGTCCTGCTGCTTTACTTCCTATTTCAAAAGAACGATTAAGTAATTCAATTTGTTCTTCTAATGCTCTATTTTTATCTCCTATCGTAATTCCAGTTGTTGAATCACCTCCTAATTTTCCTGTATTTTCAAGACCTAAAATACCTGGAGCTTTGTTTCGTAGAATCTCTTTAGATAATTCATATAATTTTTGATCATAGAATTGTCTTGTTGCAGTCGAGCTACCCATAGTCATTCTGGCTGATGTCATTTTTTTCTGCCAATCAGACAACTCTGGATTATTTTGAATTTCTTTTCTTCTATATTCTAATGCTGCCCGATTTGCTTCTAACTTTGCTCCCTTGAAAGCTTCTGGATCTAATTCTTGTGCTTTGCCTGTAACTCTATGAATATCAACTGAATCAACAAATTTTTCTACTAATTTGATAACAGCTAATGCTACTGGTACTAAATCAGTCATTATTTTTAATTTTATTTTTGCTAATTGATCTCCCATCGAATCCCACGCACTATCTAAAGTCTTTAATTTCTGAACGCCATCTACTCCTATTGTTCTAGCTAACTCTTTATTAACCATTGTCATTGCTTCTGCTTCTTTTCCTACAGAAACCAATGTTTCTACTTCTTTTTGGAAGACCTCATCAACCATAATTCCCATATCAGCCAAAGCACTTAAAGCATCAGATGGCCTCTTTAAAGCATCTCCAAGTTCTCTTGCTTTTTGAGCAAAAGCATCTAACTGTTGACCTACTGCACTAAATAAGATCTGTGCTCCAAATCCTTGTGATCCCATTGCTGATTGTCCAATCGCACCAGTAAGCCCACCAGCAACAGCTCCAGGCCCACCGCCAAAGAGCATGGGGAAACCAGCTCCAAGCATTACGTTCTCACCAAAACGAGTAATACCTTTCATCCTTGCTTGTGATCTTTTTGATCGTTGTTGTTGAATTTGTTTTTCTGCTTTTCTTTCTCTATCGATTCGCCTATTAAGAGCTTTTATTTCTTCTTGTTCTTCTTGTTTTATTGCTTTTATTTTACTTACTAACTGATCGTTTATTGTTTTCTCTCTCTTTTTCCTTACAGTTTCTATTTCCGCTTCAGCTCTTTTCTCTGTTGCCAATTTCTTCGCAACTCTACTCTTATGAGCACTTACTTCTTTTTCAAACACTTTTTCAAAAGGCTCTCCAGCTTTGACTCTCATTACTCTTTCTTTCTTATTTTCTCTTCTTAATTGACGTTCAAGTTGGCCTTTACGTTGCAATATTTCAATATAATCTGCTTCGTTTAAATTCCTTTGTTTTAACTTTGTTATTTGAAGATCCAAATCTTTTTGGATCATTTCTTTTCCTGTTGGGCCTTGTTGTTCATATCGTTTCTTTTCTTGTCGTGCTTCACCTCCTAAAGCCATATCTTTAAGCAGTTGTCCTACACCAGCAGGACTTCCACCTTTTCCTTGCATCATCCATGCCATCGCACTAGCTGACTCATAAAAATTCTTTAAAGCTCTTTGTGTCCTCCATATACTTTCAGCCGCTTGCGATTCAAACTTTTTAAAACCAGTAACCGCATTAATAACCCATTGAGCACCACCTAATAAGCCAGTTAAGCCTGTCCAAGCAATTGTGATACCAGTAATCCCTTCTACTGCTCTTTGAGCTAATAAGGCCCATTGTTGAATATTGTCTTTTAACGCTTGATTTAAAAAAGGTATTTTTTGTATTATTTCTTGAATAGCTTTGCTGGTAAGAACAAGTCCAGTAGCTTGGCCTAATTTGCCAAACTTACCTGTAAGTAAACCTTTCATTCCTCCAGCAATCTTGCCCACAATTGCTGGAACAGAATCCAATAGCTTTTTCCAAACAATTAGATCAAGATTTAAGGCTGATTGAATTGTTTTAGAAACTCGTAGTTCTTGGTTGTATGCCTGTTGTGCTTTTCTAGTTCCTACAATTGATTTGATATGAGCATCACTTCCTGTTTCTAGTTGATTTTGGAGTCTTAACGATTCTTTTAATGCTTGTTCTTTACCAGCTAAACCAGTACCTACTCCTGTTATTTTATTAGCTTTTGGAAGCCTACCAAGTAAACCATCTACTTTTCTAATTTGTGCTCCTAAAGTTTTGTAATTTTCACTTCCTATTTCTACTGCATCAAAAACTCTTGTTAATTCAGATCTGTAATTACTTAAAGCATCTCTTGATTTTATAAATTCACTTGAATCCATATGACCCATCAAGCCAGGGATCATACCTGCTCCTGATTGATCTTTTCCATAGGATTTTGCTAAAGCTTGTGATTGTGCTCCTCTAGCTGAAAATAATTTTTGCTGTACCCTTTCAGCCGCAACAATCGCATCATTGAATTGTTGTGTTTCAATTTTTGCTTCTTTAATTATTGTTTGAAATTTTCCTAATTGCCTGTTTAAACCAGAAAAATTCTCAGCAAATTTTCTATTTCCTGCTGCTGCTTCTCCTAAACTTTTTTTTAAACCGTCTAAAGCCTTAACACCTCCCTTAACAGACCGACCATCAAATAAATTACTACTAACCTTATCTATCGAATTAACTAGATCTTTAATCTTATTTAGTCTTGCTTCTGTTGGTTTAAGCTTTTTCTCACCTTGAATTATCAGTTTTATAACTAACGGTTCTGCTTTTGCCACGACCCAGATTCACTAATATTCCATCAGTTTACCTACTCCTACGGATTTTTTGCATTTCTTTCTCTTGATCTTCGTTAAGAACTTGAAAATATGCACTCCAACCCAATATTTCAGCCATAGTCATCTGACGAATTTCTGTTAAAGATTTACCTAACTCCTTCGCAATACCAAATTGAAGCATCAACAAATTATCTTTACGCAGCTCCGCACTTAGGATTTTGGGTCGATGTCATCATCCTCTGTATTAATAACCGCAAGCATCAAAATTTGAAGATCAGCATCCCTTACTTCATTTTTTAAAACATCAATTTCACCAACATTAAATAACCTGCTACCGTTCTCATCTAACGCTTTTGTCATCAAAAGCCTTAAAGCAAACTCATTTGCATCGTCAGATTTAGCTCCTTTTTGTGCTCTTTCTCTTTCTGCCATTGTTAAAGGTGATACCCACATCTCAAATACTGTTCCATCAGTTAATTCAACTTCCTTCTTTGTAGCTTCTAAATTTGCAGCTTTCTTTAAACGATCTATTGCTCTTAAAGCAGAACGTGCAGGTCTAGGACTAGTTGTCATAGTGAAAATTTATACAATAATAGTCTAACCTACTAAACAAGAAAAAACCCTACTAAAAAGTAGGGTTCTTGGAACATTCCGATTCCGTTACTATTATGAACGGCTAAAGTCGAATGTTGGAACGCCAGCAGGACGGAAATTAACTGTTACTGCTTGTGCATCATCAGGAGTAACACCTAAAGAAGCAGAAGTTAATGTTGCGTCAAAGCTGATAAAGCGACTAAGAGTGTCACTTACGGTTCCACCACTAAATACACGGTCTGTATAAAGTTTGAACGCTGCACCAACTTGCTGACGCTGAAGAACATCTTCAATCATGCGGTTAGAAAGAGAAGCATCTTCATTTGTCATGTAAGCAGTTGCACTACCTGAACCATCACCAAATCCAGCAATGTACTTTCTAAATGGAACGTACTGACCAGGATCACCACCAATTGTAGTTACATCAATTTCAGCTCTTTCAATCTCGAAAGACCACTCACTTACTTGACTAACTGATTCAAAAGCAGCATAGGCAACTTGAAATTCATTAGGAGCTGCTGCTGTTCCTACATCAGTTAGGTCTACA